TATCGGATGAAAAGCTATCGTCATTAAAAGAAGCAGCAATGAAGCATGAAGAATTCATGTTTGAGCAAGAGGTTAAAGATCGTGGCGATGCAAGGGCAATGCACTTGGCTATTGCCACAAATGCTAATGTACATTGGCTTGAAAAACTTGTTATGCCTATGCTTGCAATTGGAATTGTTGCTGTAGCGTTCTTATTGGTTGGCGTTTTAATGTTTATTAATGTGCCAGACTCGCAGGAAAACATTGTCATATATGCGCTTGGCTTTTTAACTAGTGCTGCCACACAGGTAATTTCATTTTATTTTGGTAGTTCACAAGGTAGCAAAGACAAAGCAGATTTATTAGCGACTAAAAAATGAACCTATCGCCAAACTTTACGCTAGAAGAAATGATTGCCAGTGAAACGGCAGCAAGGCATAACATTGACCAAACGCCTTCTAATGATGTGCTAATGAACCTTAGACGGTTAGCATTGTTCCTAGAGGATGTGCGGAAAGTTTTAGATAAGCCCATACAGATCAGTTCAGCCTATCGTAGTCCACTTGCAAATGAGGCAGTGGGCGGGAAAAAAACGTCACAACATTGTCGTGGGACTGCCGCCGATATAAAGGTTAAAGGCATGACACCGAATCAAGTGGTGCAAGCAATAATTAAATCTGGTTTGCATTATGACCAAGTGATTCGGGAATTCTCAGACCCTGTTAAAGGCGGCGGTTGGACACACGTTAGCATTCCAAACGGCAAAGACATTGCACCAAGAAAGCAAGCATTAATTATTGACAGCAAGGGAACTCGCGCTTTTGCTTAATTTATTGTCATAACACGCTTTGCAGACCCAACGCCTAGATTTGCGGTTATCGGCTATTTTCCAATAACCGCCCATCGAGGGTCTTTCTAAAGTGCAATTGCTGCAATAACGATTTGATTCCATGCTTGTACTAGCAACTTCATAGTTCTTTAATAAACACGCCATCTTTATTTAGAAAACCTTTTCTATCCTTAATTTCATTATAAGCAGCTTGATAGCATTGTGTCATGTCAATATCTAATATGCCGCAGATCATTGTTAATGTTACCAGAGTATCGCCAATACCATCAATGATGCCTGCTTTATCGTTTGCTTGAAGTGCTACGCCCAATTCTGCAACTTCTTCTTTGGTCTTTTCAAACTGTGCAAGCGGCGTACTGTTTTGGATAATTCCTCTATCCTCGCCCCAACGTATAACATCCATTTCAATAATTTTAAATGTTGACATTACTTATCCTTAAAAATATAAATGATTGCAACAGCACACGCCATTGCAGTTAATGATATGCCAAAAAAGATGCCAGATAAAACGTAAATAGGTTTAATCCATTCCATTTTTTTTCTTTAATTTTGCTTCTATGGCTTTACCTAAATGCACAATATTTATTTCATCGTCATAACCTGTAGAAACACCTGCCCAAATATTTATTATTTCCTCATCCGTCAGACCTACCCATTCTTTCTTTAGTCGGGCATTTTCTTTGTAAAGCAACCGTATGGTGTGCGCTGCCATCGTTCGTGCAAGACTGGATTCACCACCAATAGCTTCTAGTTCGTCTGCACGTATCAACGGCTCAGGCTGCTGGCAATAATCTTCCCAATCGCTTTGCGGTGTACGTTTGATTTTTTGTGACAACAAAACACCGTTTGCATCATAAGTACGATTAATCTTTGGCTCCCATTTATCTTCATCCGTCAGACCTACCCATTCTTTTTCAGGCTTTACAAGGTTGGCTATACGCTTTAACTGTTCTTCATCTGCGCAAATTATCTTGCCTAATTCTTCAAGTTCACGCATCAAATTTCCTCCCAGATATAGCATTGTAGGAATGTAATTCATCTGCCCAAATTGATTCCTGCATTGCTTTTGAACCTGCTACAAATCCTAATTCATAACTAGAAATTAGCAATTGTTTTTCTTCTTTGCCAAACCCTTTTAATTCTTCAATAAGTTTTTTAAATTGTTCTTTATTCATAATTCACCTATCATTTTTTTAGTATTAAACAAATCTTTATGTGCCGGATAAGTTTCTTGCCATAAGCGGGCATAAAAGGCGATAAAGTTATTGCTAATTTTAAATTCTTCGCCTGTGGTCACAATATAAACTTCCCAACGGATGCGATTAATAATTAACCAATGGCTAATTTTTTTGCGCCCTTTGGATAGTGCTTCAAATGCAAACTTTTCAAAGTATTGCCAGACCATAGGATTTTCGCGGTGATAATCTTGCCATTCTGCTTTGCGTTGTTGAAATGTTTGGTTCATTCCTGCCCCCTTGCTCTTACATAACAAGCAGCTACCTCAAAACATTCCTTAGCATTGCCCATACAAGTAAGTGTCAATATCATATTTGCACACGCTTCACGCTCTGCTGCCGCGACTAAGGCGGCAAACTTTATAAGAACGCTTGTAGTTGCAAATAACTCAACCTCCCGCGCCATGCGGATAATGTCATCTCTATTCATAACTCCTCCCCATTATCTTCTGCTGCTTGGTTTAGTTTTGTTAGTGCATCCCCCCTTGCTCGAATTTCATCAGCAATATCGTCAATATATTCATCCCAGCCATGATTTTCCATTTTCTTATCACACACCTTCGCACACGCTTCACGTTCATCTGCGATCGCTGCTTCAATTACTGCGTTGTATTCTTCATGTGTAAATTTTATTGGATACTTATTATCGTTTGCCGCTGCGACTAGTTCGGCAAAGCGTTGCATGGCGTAAATTTCTCCCCAAAGATCAGCTTCTTTAGCCATGCGGATAATGTCATCTTTAATCATTGTAATTTTCCTTCGCCACGTCTATTAGCATTTTGAGTACGCCATGCTTCTATTGTTGATGTTGCTGCAACCATGCCCCAACGGTTCAATTCATCTTGATATACAGCGTCTTTTAATGCTGTAAGGTGGTCTGTATATGCTTTTGATTTATATGCTTCACGTTCTTGTGAATTGGCGGGTTGCCCTACGTTTAAAGCCATTTGCTGCGCTTTAATCGTTTTTCTATATTCTTCCATGTACACTTTATTTGCTCTTGCCTGTGCTGCTTTAGGCGCATTGGTTCGCAAATAATCTAAGGCTTTTTGCACATCATCATCTGTAATTATCTGTTTCATATTTCCTCGCATTGAATGGGTGGGCTACTCGCAGCACTGTGCCTAGATACTGCCGCTTTTTGGGGTGCGCTTTGTATAGAGGCGTAAAAAGTCGGACTTACGTCACAGCATTAGCTTTTGCCCATAAAGTTGTTAAAAAGGAATCTGGTCATCCGTAAATGAATCATCAGCAGGCTTTGTTTCTTGCTTAGGCGCAGGTTTATCGCCCGATGCTTTGCCGCCTAACATTTGAAAATTCTCACAGGTTATTTCAAAAGCGGTTCTTTCAATGCCTTGCTTATCAGTGTATTTTTTACTTTTAATCTTACCTTCGACATATACGGCACTGCCTTTTTTAAGATATTGACCTGCAACTTCGGCTGCTTTGCCAAATATGCTAACCCGATGCCATTCGGTTTCTTCTTTCATGCCGCCCGTTGCTTTGTCTTTCCATTTGCTTGTTGTCGCAAGGTTAAGATTAACAACTGCATCACCGCTAGACGCATAACGCACTTCAGGGTCTTGCCCCAAATTGCCGATAAGGTGAACTCTATTTAAACTTGCCATTATTTATTTTCCTCTTTATATTTTTTGATTGCACTACGAATTTTTGAATCTAATTGTGACCACAACGCACTAGTCCAATCTGCATCTAGTTCTAGGTTTTTGACATACTCGACACATCCGGCAATGTCATCTTTGCTTGCCATAGCAATTACTTCAACGGCAAAACTGCGGATTTGGTCTTGGTCTGCGGTTGGCATTTTGTCGAATACATCCTGCGTGACAGATTTTGCTGCCACAGGTTTAGGTGCTGTTTTAGATGCAGCATTACCATCATCATCAGACGGGGCAAGACCAGTGGCACACATAAGCGAATATCTGCGGGCATACGTCAAAGCACTGCCATAGCCCTGCGCGTCATGCTTGGTTGCAGGCACATGAAGTTTGCCAGACGATAATGTTTCGCCTGATTCATGGATAAAAATTGTTTCAACCATAACGCCGTTTTCGCACTCAAATGTTTGCTGCATAAGAGCAATGCCATTTGCATTTAATGCGTCTATTACTGCTTCTATGCAGGCATACAAATCAGCATAGCGGCTGCGGAAATGCGGATTGGTGGATGTTTTAAGTGCTGCGCCAAATTGGCTTTGGGCTTTTACAAATGCTGCGTGTATTTTCATGTATTTTCCTTCACTTTGATTTTGTTAGGGTCTTTCAAACTTTCAATGCCTTTGATGCTTAACGTGCGTACTTCTGCCCATTTTTTTTGAATTTCAGGGTTTTCTGATGGTGGAATCCAACCATATAACAACTTCCATCTAATTGTTATATCGGTAGATGCTCCTGTCCAAATAAATTCACTCGATTTTGATGCCATTATTTTTATCCTTCCATATATGCAACCACTAAAAAACATAAAGCAATTAAGGCGAATAAAACTTTTGGATGCTGCGACAACCAATCGTTAGGGTTTAATAATTTGTTTAGCATGGAAATTTCTCCATCACAAAAAGTTTATCCAATACTTTGTGCGGGTCATATACAGACCACATATTGTAGTGGTGGCTGCTTTTGTAGTCCCAAATGGCGCACTCATGCCCATCAATCATGAAAGCCCATGAATTAACTACTTTGTCGGGGTCATCCTCAACATTAGGTTCAAAGCCCAAAATGTCGATAATTTGCTGCTTGGTATGTTTGGCGAGAGTGCCAGTTCTGTAACTGCCGGATAATTGAATTGGGATGATTTGCATTTTTTCCTCACATTGAAATTAATTTAGTGTTTTTTCTACGACTGTCCAATTATACAAATCGTATTTTTTGGCGGCGGCGTATGCATCTTCACGTTTTAAATATACGCCAATGACATCAACTTCTTCAGATAATACATAAACTACAATTCCTTTTTTCATTTTATTTCCTTCACATTGAAAGCCCCTTGCGGGGCGGGTTAATTAAAAGTTGTAATCGTAGAATTTGATTGGTTCATTATCTAAAACAAATCTACGCCCATGTGCATCCTTCCAACCTTTTTTGCCTTTACGGATACGAACCACACGATTGTTTGGATTGCTGCTAATTGCCCATTTTTGTTCATTTTGGTTTGAACAATGTGCGCTGAAACCGCCAACGTGAAATTCAAGTTTAACTGAATCGTCACGCACTGCATCCATTTCACGAATTTCTAAAGTTTGTTCGCTAATGACACGAATAACTTCAAATGGTTCTACGTCTGAATAACCGATGTGGTTTGCATATTTCATGTTGTTTCCTTCACTTTGAAAATCCGCTAAGTAACTGCGGTATGAAAAGAAATATATATTAAAAATTGGGTTTTGTGCAAGCTATTTTGATTAATTTTGTACATTTTTTTAAATATTTCAAAAATACTTGCTTTTTTGATGAAAAATGCACAATAATTGCCTTCGAATCATTTTTTAGTTGATGAAAAGGAAACAAAATGTCAAGAATTATGCCTAGAAGAAGCATGAAAATGTTCACATTATTGGAATGCATTTACGAATTAGGCGGTGCAACTTATGCTGAAGTATTGCAAGAAATTGGCAACATAAGCAGCAGAGGTACGCCATCTGAAATGAATAAGTTTTTTAGTAGTGCATTAGATAATGGTTATGTTTACATGGCAGGTGATAGGTATAAAGTCACACCTGATGTTGCTGCACACATCAATGCCACATTAAAAATGGACAGTAACTATAAGCCAAAAGAAGTGGTGCAACCCGCTTATCGCAACATATTTACGCCCGAAATGAAGGGTTATGAAGCTAAACTTTTTAGAAACAAGAGAGGGTATGAAAATGGATTTAAATGAATTTTTGAAAGAGCATGGCGCAGCAAAACGATTGGCAGATAAATCACGCATATCACCGCCTGAAATATCACGCTTGCGTACTGGCAAAAAGAAAATCACGTTTGCTACGGCTGCCGCAATTGAATTTGGTAGTGATGGCGCAATCAAGATGGAATCACTGCTTGAAGATCAGCACGACAGAACAATTGCGGGGTTTATTCGTGCCAATGTTTCGCAGTAATAAGCTGCTTAAATCGGCTCGTGGTCAATCTTGCATGGTAAGAATTCCTGATATTTGTAATGGCAACAATGAAACAACGGTTGCTGCCCATTCAAATTGGGGGCATGGCAAAGGCATGGGTATTAAAGCGCATGATTGCTTTATTGCTTGGGCTTGTAGTGATTGCCACAGAGAAATAGATCAAGGCAAGATGAGCAAACAAGATAAGCAGTTTTATTGGCAGCAAGGGTTTGAACGTACTTTGCTTGCTATGCTTCAGCTTGGTATTCTAGTGGTTGCTTGATATAATTAGCAATGAAGGCTAGGGAGTGCAACCCGAAAAGGCGATTCATTACCGCCCTGCCTGATTTTTTTAGTAATGACTTCCCAATAATGTAAGGGCATCAATGCACTATTTTCAATTCAACATTGGCGATTATGCCAGTCATACCCGCAATCTTTCCATCATTGAGGATATTTCATACAGGCGTTTGCTTGATGAATATTACTTGCATGAACAGCCGTTGAACGGCAGTCCAACAGACATTGCACGACAGATAGGCATGAAGGATTATGTCGATGAAATTAAGTTTGTTTTGACCATTTATTTTACGTTTGTTGATGGTCAAGGTTGGGTTAATTCTCGTGCTGACAAAGAAATTGCCGCATATCATTCCAAGATAAATCAAGCATCTAAAGCAGGAAAAGCATCGGCTGAAGCGAGGTTGAACAAGAGTTCAACGGGCGTTCAACCAAACATAAAACATAAACCATTAAACATAAACCATAAACCAATAAAAAATATATATACGCCTGAAGGCGTTGATATGTCTTTATGGAATGATTTTGTTATTTTGCGTAAAGCCAAAAAACTACCGATTACAGAAACAGCAATAAACGGATTGATTCGTGAAGGCAATAAAGCAGGATTGTCATTAGATGCAACATTGCAAGTTTGTTGTGAACGAGGTTGGGCAGGATTTAAGGCAGAGTGGATTGCAGACAAACCTAAATCAAAAGGTTTTGAAAGTGAACGTGATCGAGGGAATCGTGAGTTGGCTGAACAAATTTGGGGAAAGGTAAAAAATGAATCCATTATCGACATCAACTAATCCAATCCCTGAAAAATGGATTGATGCTTTATTTGCAAAACTGCATTCGTTCTATGGCACTCGTTTTTTAGATATGTGGCGTGGCAATGATTTACAAACGGTAAAGGCAGTATGGACACAAGAATTGTCTAAACTTTCTCGTGATGAGGTTGCTAAAGGCGCAAATTCATTGGTCAATCAAGAGTATTGCCCATCATTGCCGCAATTTATAAAGTTATGCCGTACAGAGATTGATGCTGTTGCTGCTTACTATGAAGCATTGAATGGTGTCATTGCTCGTGAGAAAGGCGAAATAGGCGAGTGGTCGCATCCTGCAATATTTTGGGCATCAACTAAGATTGGTAGTTTTGATTTAAAGAACCAGACGTACAGTAACATCAAGGCAAGGTGGGAACGTGCCTTAAATGAAGAAATAAACAATGGTCAATGGGCAGATATACCGCAAGCGCAGATCGCCTTACCTGCGCCTGTTACGCAAGCCACAAAGGATGTTGCCGACAAGTATCTGGCAGAAACGCAAATCATTAAAAAGCAGGAATCAAAGACAGACCACAAACTGTGGGCTAAAAAGATAATGCAACGGCATAAAGATGGCGATAAGACATTAACCCATATTCAGTTAAGTATGGCAAAGGATGCGCTTGCCGCTAAATAATATTAAGGTGATGAAATGAACGATTTATTTGATGAATTCCCTGAATGGGTTGGTATGCCTG